GAGGCGGACTGGACGCAGTACCTGCCGGACGACTACTACGAGAACCTGTGCGAAGGCAAGAAGGAAGACTGGATAGATGTGTATGTCCACGGGGAGTTTGGTAAGTCTCTGAGCGGACAGCCGGTGTTCAAGGCGTTTGACCGGGATACACACGTTGCCAAGCAGTCGCTGAACTACATCAAGCTCCAGACTCACCCGCTCATCATCGGGATGGACTTTGGGTTGACACCTGCGTGTACCATCAACCAAGTTGATGCCCAGGGGAGGTTCCTGACCTTTGCCGACTTGATCTCAGAGGGGATGGGTACGCTGCGGTTCTGCCGGGAGAAGTTAAAACCCATGCTGGCCAACAGGTTTCCGGGGATGAACGTCCTGATTGTGGGTGACCCGGCAGGGCAGCAGAGGGCGCAGACTGACGAGCGGTCGGTGTTCGATATCCTGCGAGCAGAGGGGTTTCGGGTGATTTCTGCCAAGTCCAACAGTGTTGTGGCACGTATCAATGCAGTGGACAAGATGCTAACTCGTTCGGTGGATGGTAAACCCGCCCACTTGGTCGATCCGTCATGTACACATTTAATTGCTTCCCTTCGGGGCGGATACCGGTATAAAATCCGGCAAAATGGCGAGGCTGACGACAAGCCCGAGAAAAATTCGCATTCCCACATTGCAGATGCGCACCAGTATGCGTGCCTGCACGCAGACGGTAACGTAACTGGGGATTCCTGGCAGCGCAAGTCGGTTGAAATCAAAAAAGTTGATTACGTCTGGACTTGACATTGCTGCCGATATCGGTTACACCCCTAACAGTTTAAAGATGTGACGCATATGCAACTTGGACTTAACATTACGAATACCACCGCGCCAGGAGTCACAGTGGCTGGCGGCGGACTTGTCACCATCAAGTCTTTAAAGGCGCTACAAGAAGAGCAGCGTGATGCCGCTCAACTGGCCAATTCGCAGCCCGTTGTTCAAGCCCTTGCGGGGTACATCCGCAAAAAATGGATGTCTGCCATGCTGGCCAAGCAGCAGACCTCTGAGATCAAGATGCTCAAGTCTGTTCGCGCAAGGCGCGGAGAGTACGACCCAGACAAACTGGCCCAGCTGCGCGAGCAGGGCAGCGCCACCATCTACATGATGCTCACGTCAAACAAGTGTCGTGCGGCGTCCAGCTGGCTCAAAGACACCCTGGTTACCGCTGCGGAAGACAAACCGTGGACGATCCAGCCAAGCCCCGTGCCCGATCTGCCGCCAAATCAGGTGCAGGGCATCATGGCGCAGGCAGAACAGGAAGTACAGCAGTTGTACATGATGGGCCAACCTCCGACTGACCAGCAGGTGCGTGAGCGCCTACTTGAGATGAAGGATATGGCTATGTCGCAGATCAAGGACATGGCCAAACGCACGGCAGAGCGGATGGAACTCAAAATGTCGGATCAGTTGTTTGAGGGCAACTGGAACGTGGCGTTTTCTGAGTTTTTGGACGACATCACAACTTTCCCGTCTGCCATCATGAAAGGGCCGGTTGTACGCAAGCGCCCCAAGATGCAGTGGGTGCCTACTCCAGACGGGCAGTACACGCTTGCTGTTGAAGACATGCTCACCCTTGAGTGGGAGCGGGTTGACCCGTTCAATATTTATCCCGCTGCGGATTCGTCCGACATCAATGATGGCTTCATAATTGAGCGTCATAAGTTAGCGCGTGCTGACCTGCAAGCCCTTATCGGCGTTGAAGGTTACAGCGACGGAGCCATCCGCGCCGTGTTGGAAGAGTACGGCAAAGGCGGTCTGCGCGACTGGATTTACGTTGACATGAACAAGGCTGCGGCTGAAGGCAAGTCAACTATGGGTGTGCAACAGAACCCGTCTGAATTGATTGATGCGCTCCAGTTCTGGGGAAATGTCCAAGGGCAACTGCTCAAGGACTGGGGTATGACCGAGGAAGAGATTCCCGACCCGTTGATGGATTACCCCATCGAAGGTTGGGTGGTCGGGCACTGGGTCATAAAAGCGGTGGTTAATGCCGACCCCCTCGGGCGTAAGCCGTACTACAAAGCTTCCTACGAAGAAGTCCCCGGCGCGTTCTGGGGCAACTCTGTAGCGGATTTGTGTCGGGACACCCAGGACATCTGTAACGCTGCCGCTCGCTCATTGGTCAACAACTTGTCAATTGCCAGTGGCCCACAGGTTGTGTACAACATTGATAGGCTCCCCCAGGGCGAGAACATCACACAGTTGTATCCCTGGAAAGTCTGGCAGGTTACGTCTGACCCACTGGCGGGAGCAGCACCTCCAATGCAGTTCTACCAGCCCAATTCATTGGCTGCTGAACTTATGGCGGTCTATGAGAAGTTTGCCACCCTGGCTGACGAATACACGGGCATTCCACGGTATATGACGGGGGACAGCCCCGCAGGTGGTGCAGGCCGCACGGCTACAGGCATGAACATGCTGATGAGCAACGCTGGCAAATCTATCAAGCAGGTGATTGCCAACATTGACCGTACGGTTATCGAGCCAGCCATTGATCGGTTGTATTTCTACAATATGCGGTACGGCACAGACCCAGACCTCAAGGGGGATGTCAATGTCCGCGCTCGTGGCGCTGCGTCCTTGGTGCAGAAAGAACAGGCTCAGGTTCGCCAGAACCAGTTCCTCCAGATCGCCCTGCAAAGCCCTGCTGTCCAGCAAGTCATCGGCATGGAAGGCATTGCAGAGTTGCTGCGTCAGTCGGCCAAAACGCTTGACCTCAACCCTGACCACATTGTTCCCCCTGTTGAAATCCTCAAACAGCGACTGGCAAATGAAGCACAGATGATGCAACAACAGCAAGCGCAGACGGCTCAGCAGAATGGGCAAGCCGCTGCCGGGGGTACGCCTCCAGTTCAGCGGCCAGGAGCACAACTCCAGAACGGTGCGCCGGTAGCAAATAATTTTGCACCAGCAGCCGGAATCGGTAGTTGACAACGGTAAGTTCTCGTATATCATCCACACAAAGGAGTAAAACCCATGCAAGCAGTAAACCCAATGGAAAAGCGTTCAGCTGAGTACAAACAAGAGTCAGCCAAAACTGACGGTATGTCCAAAGGCCCCGCTACTCAAGGCGCTGGCGGCAATGATGGCAACATCGACGCTATGGGCAAACGTGGCGGCAAAGAGTACGCCCAGATGTCTGCAAAGACGGATGGAATGTGCAAATAAGGGTTGACGAAAGGGTTGCCCGGTGCCTTGCACTGATGCGCACCCCAGAGATGCAACCTTTGGTAGAATTTTTAAAATCGCGGCGTCAAGAGACTCTCGAAAGACTTGGCGAAGCAACAGGTGAAGAAATGAAGTCCCGGCTCCAGGGCCGGAACCTCGAACTCAAGGAAATCCTTGAGATGGTGGATCAAGCGGAAACGCTGGTCGCCAAAACCCGTAGGTGACAAGCAGACCGTTAAGTCGGAGCGCGACACCGCAACATTAACCAAGTAGCAGACCGTAAGCGAACTTGGACTGACCGTAAAGCCGGAGTCCTAGAGCGTAGTCGGAGCGAAGGAGATAGAGATATGGCATTGCCACGAGCTATTCAGCAACAAGTTGATGACGCAGATGCGTTTGTAGCCCAAATGACAGGACAGACCGATAACACGGAGACTGTTCCAAATTTAGACCCTCAACCCCCGGCTGATCCGCCGCAGCAGCATGTCTCGCAAGAGCCGCAACCAAAATCGGTATCCGAAGAAACGTGGGAACGCAAGTACCTTACGCTCAAGGGTATGTACGATGCAGAAGTGCCACGCTTGCACTCGCAGATGAAGGAACTGAATGTCCAAGTTCAGACCCTAATCGCAGAGAACGCCTCGTCAAAAGCACAGCAAGCATACGAACAACCGAGTACGGCCAAGACTCTTATCACTGAACAAGACAAAGAAGCATTTGGTTCTGATCTGTTGGATTTGATCGACCGTGCGACTGAACAGAAAGTAGCGGGATTCCGCGACCGAGAAAGTCAGTTGCTTTCGGAAGTGAACGAACTGAAGAGCAAGCTTGGGAACGTGAGTGAACGGCAAGGTGTTTCCGATAAAGATCGGTTTCTGTCTGCGCTGTCTGCACAAGTTCCTGATTGGGAAGCCTTAAACGTAGACCAAGGTTTCCTGTCATGGTTGGCAGAGGTTGATCCCATTTATGGGCTACCCCGCCAGTACGCATTGACAAATGCTTATGAGGCATTTGACGCAGCCAGAACGGCTACGATTTTCAAGCAGTACAGAAACATGATTGCTCCTCCTACGCAACAGCGACAGCCGAATCTTCAAAGTCAAGTAGCGCCGACCCGCTCCCGTTCGACGCCTGCTACTACTTCGGCTGGAGAAAAACGAATCTATTCCTCACAGGAAGTTTCGGATTTTTACAACGAGTGGATCAAAGGCCGGTTGACAAACGAAGAGGCGGTGAAAATGGAAGCAGAAATCAACGCCGCCCAAGCCGAAGGCCGTATTCGTTAAACGACCCACGCATGGCGGTACTCATCAAAAGTTTTTTAACTGAAGAAGGAAGTAGCCATGTCTACAATTACCGCAGCAGCAGCCTATCCGATTAACTCTGGCGGTTTCAACACCCCCGGTGGTCAAGTAGCCTATTCCGGCACCGCTTATTCGGGTACGTTTATCCCCGCCCTCTGGTCTGGCAAGCTGGCCCAGAAGTTCTATGCCGCCACCGTTTTTGGCGAAATTGCCAACACCGATTGGCAAGGTGACATCACCGGCATGGGCGACACCGTGATCATCAACACGATCCCCACCATCACGATCAACAGCTACAGCATCGGCCAGAATCTGGCTTATGAAGTGCCTGCTCCCAGCACCATCACTTTGGTGATCAACAAGGGCAAGTACTTTGGCGTGAACGTGAACAACGTTTTGGAACTGCAAGCCAAGCCCAAGTTGATGGACATGTTCACCAACGACGCCGCCATGCAGATGAAGATTCAGATCGACAAAGACGTTCTGTATACCAACTTCAACCAAGGCGCTGCCGCCAACCAAGGCGCTACCGCTGGTGCAATCTCTGGCGCGTTCAACCTGGGCACCGATCTGGCTCCCGTCACGTTGACCGCCTCCAACATCCTGTCAAGCATCACTGCTTTGTCCAGCGTGTTGGATGAGAACAATGTGCCCGAGACCGACCGTTGGTTGATCGGCATGATCGACCGCTTCAGCGTGTATGTCTCCAACCTCGTCCCCCGTGGCGCTGTTGGCAAGACCTACATGAACCCCAACACCGGTACTGATGCTGTTTTGTCTAACGCGTTGAAGCGTCACGCTGTGATTGCAGGCCACAAGTCTGCCATCACCTTTGCGTCTCAGATCGCTAAGGTTGAGTCCTTGCAGAACCCCAACGACTTCGGTACGTTGGTTCGTGGTTTGAACGTCTACGGCACCCAAGTCGCTCAAGCAAACGGCTTGGCCTTGTTGCAAGTCGCAGGCTAAAGAATAAGGCGGGGCTTCGGCCCCGTCTCTTTAAACCACCACACATAGGATTTATCATGTCTCAAGAATCAAAGATCATCGGACAAGGTATATGGGCTGAGGCTGCACAACAGTTGATTGCTGGTGACGTTTTGACTGGTCAAGTCACTAGCGCCACTACGCAAGCTACTGCTGTTGCAATCACTGCCGATATCACTGTATTCGCTACCGTTGCCTCTACTGGCGCAGCGATTTTGCCAGCTGGCAGTGGAGCCGCTGATATCCTCATCCTGAATGGCCAAGCTACCAACGCTTTGATCGTGTTCCCACCAGTCGGCGGCACTATCAATGGCGGTTCAGCCAACGCATCTTACTCACAAGCCGTTTCTAAATGTGCTCGTTACGTAACTGCTGATGGCTTGAACTGGTACGCCATGATTTCGGCCTAATCAAATAGGGGCTTCGGCCCCTATTCATCGAAAGAAGTTGCATGGGTACAGTTACCGCAGGCACAATTATCAGCAAAGCTGCCACACAGCTTATTGACATCTCTGGGGTTCGCTGGACAAGAGCAGAACTTCTGGGATGGCTTAATGATGGCCTGCGGCAAATTGTGGTCATGCAGCCTAATGCCTCAGCTACAAGAAGCGCGGTACAACTTGCAGCTGGCACAAGACAGACACTGCCTAGCGGCGGATGGATGCTTCTAAGCGTTTATCGAAATATGGGCACGACTGGCACGACTCCTGGCCGTGCTGTTCGTATCAGTTCGCGTGAGTTGTTGGATGCGTTCAATCCAAATTGGCATACGGCCACGGCTAGTACGACAACCACAAATTACATTTACGACCTTCAAGATCAAACGGCGTACTACGTGTACCCGCCCAGCACTGGGACAAACTATCTTGAGATCAACTACTCAATGCAGCCGACTGACTTGACGTCTGAGTCGCAAGTAATTCCTGTGTTTGATGTGTTCCAAGGCCCGCTGCTTGACTACATGCTGTTTAGAGCTTGCACCAAAGACGCCGAGTATGCTCCTGGTATTGCTTTGGGGCAGATGTATCTGACAACGTTCACTGCTGCCACAGGTGTTAAAGAGCAGTCCGAAATGAGAGGATCGCCAGAGTTGGCTCTGCTTCCACGTAACCCTTCTTTACCTGGATCAATGTCATGAGTGAAGTTGCGTACGACTTGTTTTTGCCAGAAGTTATGCAGTTTGTAAAAGATGTGCCAGAAGTTGTGGCGCTTAATGCAATCCGCAATTCTTGTATTGAGTTTTGCCAGGAAACCAGGTATATCCAAGAAAACCTTGACCCTATAGCGGGTATTTCTGGGGTTGCAGTGTACGAGCTTGAGCCGGACGGCAACTACAAAATTGCAGACATTGTCGAAGCTTGGTACGGAGATGTCTTTTTGGTTCCACGAGCCATTGAGCAGTTGACACAGATTTACCGAACAACCAATTGGAATACGTTGGCGGGGAACCCCTACTATTATTTCAGACCATCTTCACAAGAAGTGCAGTTGGTTCCGTATCCTCAAGTCACGCAAGCCAACCAAATTAAGTTGCGGATTGCCCTCAAACCAACTCGCTCATCTACAACGATTCGAGAAGAAATATACGAACGATTCCTTGAGGATATTGCGTATGGGGCAAGGGCGCGTTTGTACAATACTCCAAACCAGCCATACTACGACCTCAGAACATCTCTTGACTACTTGAAGAGATTTAACGACGTGATGGCGGATGTGCGCACGCAAGTGAACAAAGGTTTGACCCGTGCGTCTGTTGCGATTGAATTCCAGAGGCTTGTATGACTGACAAAATTAAACTGGTCACGAATGACACACGCCCTGCACTGGTGTGTAACATCACAGATAGCACTACTGGAGCAGCAGTTGTTTTAACAGGGGCTACTTCTCGTTTGTATTTTCGAGCAGTTGGGTCGTCCACGTTGCAGGCCACGGTTGTAGGGTCTATTACAGACGGGCCAAACGGACAAGTTACCTTTTACCCAGCCTCGGCCCCTGTGATGCTGCAAGGCGCAGCCGGGGACTACGAAGGTGAGATTGAAATTACTTTCTCCGACGGGCAAATCCAAACTGTGTATGACGTACTGAAGTTCAAGTTACGCGAAGACTTCTGATGGCAGACACCTCCCTACGCGCCAGCGTCACTTTTGTAAATCTTTCAAGGACTGCCACTTATGTAGTGCCAGTGTCCGAGATTGCTTACATTTTGTTGTCGTCTTCAGCGCGTATGGACACAAGCGGGTTGTTTAGGTTTAGCGCGGAAACAATTGGAATTGCCGATAGTTCGGTCTTGACGTTTTCCAAACCCCTTACTGATTCCTCGACTATTGCAGACATCTCTGCGTTGTCGTTTGTTCCCGCTGCAAAAACTGAATCTGTTACATTGTCCGATAGCAGCGTAAAAACTTCACAACTTGGAAAGACAGAAACTATTTCTGTTGCCGACACAAAGGCCCTAGCGTTTACTCTTGGGACTGTTACTGAAAGCCTAGCAACAAATGATTCCCCGGCTTTGAATTTTCAAAAGCCAGTTGCTGAAACAGTTTCTTTTAGTGATAGCGCTTTGGTAATGTTAATTTATATTCGAGACGTTTTTGACACGTTGACTTTGTCAGACACATCGTCTTTGTCTTTTGCCCCAGCTATTAAAGTTGAGACTGTTACTTCTGGGGACTCAAGTTATTACGCCTTTGATCAGTTTTTGACTGAAGCGTTTGCAATGAATGACCTTGCCGATGTTGGCGATGGTATTTCTTTTGAATTCATTGACTTTACAGCCAATGTTGTTACGATTACGGAAGCGGCAGTGATCAGTACTGCTTCTTCTGCAACAGATTCTTTTTCATTGTCGGACGCAGGAGTGGGGTCGATACAAGATTATTGTGACATCACATATTTTGCTGAAGACTACGTGGGAATTCAGTTCACTTTTTAACAGGAGAAGTTCATGTTGAACGATAAACTTACAGTCACTGGCAACGTCTTCGTCAAAGTTTTTGACGCACAAGGCAATGTCAAAGACTCTCGTGAATTCAAAAATTTGGTTGTTACCGCAGGCAAGACCTTTATTGCGTCTTCAATGCTCAAAACGACCAATTCGCCAGCAGCCATGACGCACATGGGATTGGGGACGGGTACTACCGCAGCAGCGGTTGGTGATACCGCGCTGGAAACCCCAATTTCAGGTTCACGGGTAACTTTTTCGTCAGCGACTTCGTCTACCAACGTTGTTACTTACGTAGCCAGTTTCCCAGCTGGTACTGGTACTGGCGCTGTTACCGAAGCCGGTATCTTCAACGACCCAACAACTGGAACCATGTTGTGCCGTACGGTGTTCTCAGTTGTCAACAAAGGCTGATAAGTATCAGGCTGGCGGGGCATTGGGGACACCTGTGTCTGCGACACTGACCAACGCTACGGGGTTGCCCCTTTCTACTGGTGTTACTGGCACTTTGCCTGTTGGCAACGGCGGTACAGGGCTTACAACTGCAACTGGCGTCTTGGTTGGTGCAGGTTCTACGGTTTCTGCGGTAGCTGCGGGCACAGTGGGCAACTTGCTGACTTCAGACGGTACGACTTGGACTTCTGCTGCGGCTCCAGCCGGTATGATTTACCCCGGTTCGGGCATTCCAAATTCCACAGGAACAGCGTGGGGTACTTCATATAGCACAACTGGCTCCGGCACTGTGGTTGCTTTGGCAACCTCACCAAGTTTTACAACTCCCTCTCTCGGTACGCCAACGTCAGGCAACTTTAGCACGGGTACGTTCACTTGGCCCACGTTTAACCAGAACACAACCGGTTCCGCTGCTTCAGCTACCAATGCAACATTGGCAACTACGGCTACGTTGGCAACTACGGCTACTCTGGCTACTACGGCTACCAGTGCAGGTTCAGCCACCAACGCAACCTTTGCTTCGTCTGCCACCAACGCGACTTTTGCTTCGTCTGCCACCAATGCAAGCGCAGCCACTAACGCAGGCTACGCTACAAACTCAGGCTACGCTACAAATGCTGGTAGGGCGTACCCTAATCGATCTGATGGTAACGGCATTAACTTCTATTGGTCTGGCCAAGGCGGGCAACCCACTTGGCTTTGGGGTGGCAACGATGGCATTAATTTTTACGTCTATAACCCCAGTAATTTTTCTGTATCTCAGGCATCTTATGCGGGTTCGGCAGGTTCCGCATCTAACGCTACCTATGCGGGTTCGGCAGGTTACGCTAGCAATGCAGGTTACGCTAGCGGTGCAGGTTACGCTAGCAGTGCAGGTTACGCTAGCAATGCAGGTAACGGCATTACAATAACTTCTGGCTCACCCGGTTATTACGGGGCAAGGTCGTGGGTTAACTTTAACGGCACGGGTTCTATATCTATTCGCGCAAGTGTTAACGTGTCTAGCATTACCGATAATGGCACAGGAAAGTATGGGGTTAACTTCTCTACTGGGATGCCTGATGCAAATTATTGCATAACAATAATGGGTTTGGTTGCAACTGCGTCCAACACTGTTAATAACCCTACTAGTATTACTACGGGAACTATAAATATCGACCATGTAGAAAATAATGCATATGTTGATTCTTCAAGTATGTATGTTGCTGCTTTCAGATAAAAGGACTAATCATGAGCACCCCCTTGATGGGCCGTCTAATTGCTGTTTTGTTTTTGAGCCGAGAACTTGCTCATCGTGAACATTTGCGGACTACCAGTTATGCAAAACACATAGCGTTAAATGCTTTTTATGATGGCATTATTGAAATTGCCGACAGCATTGCCGAAGCCTATCAAGGAAGGTATGGGGTAATTGACACCATACCTATGTTAGACGCCCCTGCTCCCGGAGAAATTGCGGATGTACTCGAAGGACAACTGACGTTAGTCGAACAACTACGTTACACTGCTGTTGACAAGCAACAGACTGCGGTTCAAAATTTGATTGATGAAGCAGTTGCCTTGTATTTGAGCACTTTATATAAATTGCGAACGTTCGAATAAGGACACTTTGCTATGCCAGTACTTTTTTCAAATAATGCATCTGCACCGCTTGCATCGTCAATTTCTTCTTCGGCCACCACAATAGTAGTGACTACTGGGCAAGGTGCGCTATTTCCTGCAATTACAGGAACAAATTATTTTTATGCCACTCTGACAAACTCTAGCAATCAACTTGAAATTGTAAAAGTTACTGCGCGTTCGTCAGATAGTTTTACAGTAGTTCGCGGGCAAGAGGCAACTACCGCTCAAGCATATGCAGCAGCTGATAAGCTTGAACTGCGAGTAACTGCTGCCGGGCTTAATGCCATGGTTCAATTTGATGCGGCGACCGCAGCTAACGGAGCAGTTGCGTACAGCACAGGGACTTTACAGTCTTACACTGCTGCTGGAACCGCTGGACAAATACTGTCTTCCGCAGGTGCTTCGTCGCCCGTTTGGATTGCTCAGTCGGCTATTGCTGCCGGGTCAGCTACCAACGCTGGGTTCGCTACCAACGCTGGGTACGCTACCAACGCAGGGACTGCCAACAGTGCGTCGTTTGCTACCAACGCAGGGTATGCCACCACTGCGGGGTACGCTACCAACGCAGGTACAGCAACCCTGGCAACTCTTGCAACTTCAGCTACGGCCCTTACAACGGCATCGGGTTCAGCACCTAGTTACTCAGCAAGGGCGTGGGTTAACTTTGATGGCACAGGTACTATATCTATTCGTGCCAGTGGAAATGTATCTAGCATTTCCGATCTTGGCGCAGGAGTGTATGGGGTTAACTTTTCCACTGCAATGCAAGATGCAAATTATTGCGTACAAGTAGCGTCTTTGGTTACAACCGCGTCCAACTCTTTTAATAATATTACTAGTATTACTATGTCAGCTATAAATATTCACCACGTAGAAAATAATGCATTTGTGGACACTACAAGTATGTATGTTGCTGCTTTCAGATAAGGAAAAACCATGAACTCAAGAATCATTTACCCAACTGACGATGGCGGAGTTGTTGTCGTTATTCCTGCCGCTGAGTGCGGTTTAACGATTGAAGAGATTGCGGCGAAAGATGTACCCGCTGGCAAGCCCTTCAAGATCGTGGATGTGTCTGACATTCCAACAGACCGCACATTTCGCAACGCATGGGAGTACCAAGAATGATTACCATCAACTTCAATAAAGCTAAAGTTATTGCGCATGAAAAGCGCCGTCTAGCCCGTGCAGACGAATTTAAACCGTATGACGAGGCTATTGCCAAACAAATCCCTGGCCAAATGGAAGGGGCTGAAACCGCTCGTCAACTCATTCGAGACAAATACGCAGTTATGCAGACCCAAATTGATGCTGCTGACACAGTAGACAAAATAAAAGCAGCCATGCCATAACAGGGGTAAAAAATTGATCCGCTCACCCTTTTGGCAATGGCGAATGGTTGCGTTGCAGCCATCAGAAAAGGGTGCGAACTTTACAAAGAGGTAAAGGGAACTGTTGCTTCTGCTCAAAAAGCAGCCAAGGAAGTTCAGGCAATTGCGGAGGAAGTGGGAGGGTTCTTCGGGTTCTTCAAAAAGAAAAAACCTCAAGCAGCTGCCCCTGTTGCTGCGCTTAAGCCAAAAAAGGCTGAACCAGAGGTTTGGGATGAAGGTCGGGTAGTGGCTGATTTGGCGGCAAATCTGTCTCAGTTCTTCAAAGTTCAGCAACAACTTGCTGACCATATCAGAGAAGAAGAAGAA